ATACCCAACAAGAACATTTTCAACAACATCAAATTTTTTAAATGTAGGATATTTTCAACCAACTTCTTACTATAGTGTAAGAGATGCTTACACTGAAGAAGAAGTTATTCCTTTTGATGATAATTTTACAAAATTAAGTGCTGATTCAGAAGGAATGTATTTTAAACTATATATGAAAGGTTTACAACCAGAAAGATACTATCGTATTTTATTTAAACATAAAAATGATGATGGTACTACTATATATGATGATGATTATCACTTTAAAGTAGTTAGATAATGGCTACTAAATCTAAAAATATAAGTCTTAAACCTAAGTTTAAAGATAATACATCTAATTTATATACTAAGCAAGATTTAAAAAATGATAAATTATCTAAGATAAAAGTATCTCTTCAAAAATCTAAAATAAAAAATAAAAAAGCAATAATTAGTTTAAATAAAAAGGTTTATAAAAATAAACAAACAACTGATTTTATAAATACTTCTTTTTCTGAACTTATAAAATCTAACCCTAATTATAATGTATCTAAATTTTTTGAAGTTTATAATGATTTATTTTATGATATTCCTAAAAAAGGAGAAAAATCTCATAATTCTTTAATTTTACAAAGTCAAGAATATATAAATGATTACATTGATCCTAAAGAATTAACTATAGAAAAATTATTAGAAGAATTAGAAAGAAAGGATGAAGAATATAATTTAAAAGAAAATCCAGAACCTAAAGAAAATGTATTTTATCCTAATGGTACTTTTTTACGTACACATGGGTGGAATACTGAAATAGTAGAAGGAGTTCCTCAAGGTCTTCCTATTTGGGTTATGCAAGAAGGATTAAAAAGAGAATTTAAAAGTTATGATGCATATAAAATAGTTAAAAAAGCTCTTGGTTTTACTAATATGACTTATGATACGGATAAAAAAGAACTTTTAGGAGATAAAGATATTGATATAGTAGAGAGGGTACACATAAATGATTTAAATGCAATACCTACAGGAAAAGACATAACTTCAGATGTTGATCTTAATGTACCACCAGGTCCAGATAGAGAAATAGACACATCATTATCTAATATACTAGATTATTTTGCTGTAGATGTAACTTGTTTATCATCAAATAATTCATGTTTATTAAGATATTGGACACTTGATGGTACTAGAACTACTTCTCGAAGAATAGAATCAGGAGACACACAAAGAATATATTGGAGAAAAGATAATCCATCTTTTGATATAACTGATAGAACATTAGGTCTTAATTCTGTAATTTTACAACAACAACTATCAGGAGAAAATGATGGTTTATTTGAAAAAGTAGGATATATGAGATTTGAATATATTCACCCTGAGGGAAAACCAACAGAAGAATGGAATAATGAAACTCCTATTGGTGCAGATTATGGATGTACTAATCCAGATGCATTTAATTATAACCCAAGTGCACTTTATGATGATGGAGGATGTATAGCAAAATTTTATGGATGTACTGATCCAGGAGCAGAAAATTTTAATTATAATGCAAACACAGATGATGGTTCATGTTATGGAATCGGTTAAATAAATAATTAATATGGAAACATTAAATTTAACTAAAACTATTTATGGGGCTACAAAAGCTCAAGATTCTTTAGACAAAGAATTTGTAGAATTTGTACCTAAACCCTATACAATAGATGATTTATTTGATATGTATAATTTGTTGTTCTATGATATAATAAAAGAAGGTAAAAGTAATACTCATTTTAATATAGTACAAGAAAGTATAAAATACGCTGGTTACCCTGTAGATCCAAAAGATTTAGAAATTAAAGAATTACAAGCACAGATACAACAAATAAATGATGATATATGGTCTATAGAAAATGAACATCCTTTTTTTAAAAATGGATCAGTTTTACAAAATGATGAAAACCAGTATTATATGCATTCAGGTAGAAGAAGACAAATAAATAATAGAGGAGCTTTACAACTTATTAAAAGAAAATCAGGTAAAAGAAATATACCTGATAGTGATTTTATAGTTCCCGTAAGTCAAGCTTGTATAGGAGGTATATTAGTAGGCCCTCCTATTGATGAAATAAAAGACTTAAATATAGATTTAATGGAGATAAATAGATTTGATGAAAGACAATTTGATGAATAGAAAATAACCCTTATGGCCCAAATATTAGACATATCCTCTGAACAATTATTAGAACTTGATTCTATTAATTCAAAAGTAATTGTAAAAACTTTTGGAAGAAAAGAAGACGTAGTAGAATTACATATCTATGATATTAACGATAATCTTTTATATTCAGAAGAAAATTTTCAAGACTATAGTTTAGATAAAAATGAAGAAGCTGCCCCTTCAACTTCCCAAATAGTATCAAATAAAGAACCAAAAATAGTAAACCCTAATGTAAAGGGAGCAGGAGATAGAGACTATGAAAATTTAGGTCCAAATAACTCAACAGAAGGATATTGGTTTAATACAGGAGAAAATATGATATGGGTGTCTACAACAGACCAATCTCCTATTATGGGAGAAAGTCCTAATGAATCTCCTAATTTTCAAATAGATCCTATAAAAATATTAAATGATAGAGCTTTAATAGCAGGTAAATATAAAATTAAATTAAATATTCAAAGAAATAAAATATTTAATGAAGAAGATAATTTATTTAATGTTAAAGAGATTTCTCCTTCTCGTAGAGAAATTAGATCTGTTACCCCTAATATAAAAAACAACTCATTTGATAAAGCAGTTAGTCTTTTTATATCAGAAATTGAAACATCTTCTTATTTTAAAGATATTATATTAAATTTTGGAGAAGATTCAAATGTTGTTGGTATAAATGTTTTATTAAATAAAAATCCTAATAAACACGAGTTATTAGTAAAACTGTCAGAACCACTACCATCTTTTATAACAACTAAATCAACATTTAAAGTAACAGAATTAATTATAGATCCTATAATTGTAACTGTTGATTTAGGAGAACCTGAATTTACAACAGAAAGTGATGAAATTATTCCTTTACAAGGACCTAATTTTAAAATAGATGTTAGAATAAATAATTCAATGCCTTCTAGTTATAAAAATTATAATGAATTATTAGAATACAGTTTAACTTCATCTTATCAACATCTTTTAAATCAATTAGAAAATAAAGAAATACCTCAAGTAAGTTATGATTATATAAGACCAATATCATCAAGCACAGAGGGAATTGATGTTCCTTACCATTTTGAAAATTTTATACATTTTGGTAGTGCTATTGAACGTTTAAAAAACTTTGAATATAAATTAAGTTTAATAGAACTATATAATAGACAAATAGGAGAAATAGAAAATATTTCAAGTACTATTCCTAATGTAGCTTTAAATAATAAAGAAATTATTAATAGTAAAAAAGAAAAATTAATAAAAGGACTAGATGGATATGAACAATTTTTATATTTTGAAACAGGATCTAATATATTTACTTGGCCAAAACACATTAGTGCAAGTAAACCTCTTCTTCATTCTGTAACATCTTCTAATGCTTTAACTTGGTTAGGAAGTGAAAATTCAAATAATTCATATTATGGAGGACAATTATTATCTGCCTCTTTATTTGATAAACAAAATGAATATGGATTAATAAATTTAGTACCTAAACATATTGTAGATAATCCTGATAATGATTTTTATAAGACATTTACTCATATGATAGGGCACCATTTTGATCATATATGGACTCACATAAAACACACAACTGAAATAAATAATACTCACCATACAAGAGGAGTTTCAAAAGATTTAGTTTATTTTACATTACAAAGTTTAGGTTTAGAAACATTTGATCAATTTGAAAATGATAATTTAATAGAATATATATTAGGAGAAGGAAGCACAGGAAGTCTATTTTATGATACACCTACTAATCAAACACTAGTTACAGCTTCAATAGAAGGATCTATTCCTAAAGGTGATATTACAAAAGAAATTTGGAAACGTTTATACCATAATGCACCTTATCTTTTAAAAACTAAAGGAACAGAAAGAGGTTTAAGAGCATTAATGAGTTGTTATGGAGTACCTTCAACTGTTTTAAATGTTAAAGAATATGGGGGACCTGTAAAAGATAAAACAACTTATAAAACTTTTAGTTATGATAAATCTTCTTTAGCATTATTTGGAAGTTCAAGTAATAATGGTTACTTTTTAAAAACAGCATGGTCTTCTTCTTTATCAGAAAACTTAAATTCAGACGCAAAAACAGTAGCTTTTAGAATTAATCCTAAAAGATCAAACAAACAATACCATTTATTTTCATTATCAGGGTCATTTCCACAATATGATAATCATTTAGTTTTAACTCCTTATGCAGGAAGTGATATATCTTCATCTAATGATTCTGTTAAATATGGTAAATTAGATATATACACAGGTAGTGCAATAATAGCTTCAACCTCTAATTTTCCTATATATAATGGAAATTTTTGGAATATTTTTATAGGAAGAGAAGAAAATAATGATACAGATTATGGTACAGTTAAATTTGGAGCTTATCAATCAAACCATTTAAAAAATGTTTCTTATTATACTTCTAGTTTTGATCTTCATCATAGAACTAAAAAACTTTGGGGTGTTTCTGGTTCAAATTCTAATGAAGGAGCATACGCGTATTTTGGAGGTGTTGAACAAAACAGCAACGTACATTATAATGTAGTAGATAATTTATCATATACGGGATCTTTCCAAGAAATAAAATATTATTTTCACTCAGCTAGCACCACAGATATTTTAAACCCAAAAACATTAACAATCCAAGCACTGGATCCATTTGTATATGCAGGTAATACTACATCATCAGCTTATGATGAATTAATTTTTAGAGCCCCTTTAGGTAGTAATTTAGTTTGTGAAACAGAACAAACAATAGACAGTTCAAGTTCCCATCCTAATTTTGATGTACATTATATTCCAACAGCTAGTATTTCAAGTAGTGTAGAAGGTGCAAAATATGTAGAAGTAATAGAAGTCCATCATTTACCTACCCCAGATACAGTTGGAATTTCAATGACAAGTGAAAAAGTTAGAATAGACACAGGTACTATAGATGATGATATTTTATCACTTACAAGAAGATCAGAAAATTCTGTATTAGATAGACAACCACAAGATTTTGAAGATTTAGGAGTATTTTTCTCCCCACAAACAGAAATAAATGAAGAAATAATTTATAATATGGGGGCATTTAGATTAGATGATTATATAGGTTCTCCTTTACCTTCAGCCCAAACATCTTCTTTTTATTCAGATTTAAAACATTTAAGAAATGATTATTTTAAAAGAGTACCTAGAAGATTTAATTATTGGGATTATATTAAAACTATTCAATATATA